TCCTCAACGCCTCGCCAGAACGGCTCCCAATACTCCGGCCACACAACGTCCCAATCGTATTGACGGGCGAAAGCCCTGGAGGTCGCCTTGAGTTCGAGCCAGCGGTTCTCGTCCTTCCAGGCCGCGTAGGCGTCCTCGAGCCGCGCCAGAACCTTAGACGGACGCGGGTAATACCGCCAGACGCTCGACGGCGTCCAGATCGCGTCGTCGAACATATCGACCTTGATGAGCCATCCCGGGCCGACTAGCTCGGGGCCGCTCGTTTTATCGGGAATGATGACCGGGACGCCGCAGGAGGCCGCCTCGACAATCGGGAGGCCGAACGATTCCCCACGCGACGGGAGGCAAAAAACGTCCATCCCGTTGTAGGACCGCCGCATATCGTCGTCCGTCATGCGGCAAAGGTAATAGTCCTGCTGGTCGGGCCATGCGACAAGCCCCCGGAGTCCGAGCGCGTCGGCGACGGCCGCATAATTGACGCACGTCGAGACAGTCTCGCGCTCGTTCGCCAGCGTCACAAGCAGAAGCCGCGCCTCGCCGTGCCGCTCATGGAATTCCTTGAACGCCCGCATCAGCGGGATGACGCCCTTCGTGTCGTCGGCGTAGTTGATACCGACCATCCCGACAACGAAATTCTCATCGGTCCACCCGACGTCGGCGCGGAACGCCCGCCGCAGATCCGAATCGGGCCGGTAGACGGCCGTGTTGATCCCGTGAGGGATATACGTCGATTTCAGCCCGGCCTCGAGGAGAACGCCCTGCGCCCATTTCGTCTGCGCCAGAATGGTCCGCGAATTAATGAGGACGTCGGCGTAGGCCGGTGCGAGCTTTTCCGTGTTGACCGGGACGTAGGCAATCCATTTCGATTGCGGCGGGAGCCGCTTGCCCTGGAGAATCCAAACGTCCCAAAGCGTCACGATGCGGTCGAACGCCTCGCGTTCGAGCATCGCGTTGACGTAGAACATATCCGTCCCCTCGAACACTTCGAGGCCGTCGGGCATGACCTCCCACTTGTAGCTTTCGTGCTTGCACCCGACGCGGACGAAATGGCCCGCGGAAATTAGGCGGCGGGTGATTTCTCGGGTTTGAATCCCATACCCGGTTCGGGCGGCCGGCGAGCTAGAGTGCCAGAGAATTCTCACGGCGTTCTCCGTCTAAGGAGATTTGGGAGGGGGGCCATCTCGACCCCCCTCCCCGCCGTCACAATATCACGCAGGAGGTATCTGCGTCAAGCGCCGAGCGTCGCCTGGGCGTAGCGAGCGTTGGTCTGGAACTGAATGATGCCCCCGATCTCCGCACCGCTCGTGTCGTTGGTCGAGAGCTTCGCCCCGACGAACGCATAGCCCGCCGTCAGCGCGGCCCCCCGCACCTGACAAACGAGCGTGTCCGTGTCGGATGTGGCCGCGGCCGTGAAGGTGTCCGTGATGGCAAGCGATTGCGACCCGGTCCCCCCCGCCGCCGTCGCCTCCCACAACCGAAGCGTCACGATCTTCGAGGCCGCAACGTTCGTGACGTGGGCCACGGCGTAATAGAGGTCGTAGTTCTTCATGTTATTGAAGGCCGCGACCGTAATGACGTCGCTCGTCTCGGACCCGAGGGCCGTTGACGCCTTGCCGTATCCCGTCAGAGTGTTCTCAATGAACTTGTGCATTGGTCCTCCTTCGCGGTCACGTTATGAAATGACCGCATCCGATAAAGCTACGAAGTGACTCACGGTGGAGCCACCCGCTTTGGGTGTGATGGCCGCGCCAAGGACGGGCGAACCGTCACCCCGGAGAACAATCCGCCAGACCGTCCGGTCATCCGTGAAATAGGTCGGAGCGAGGGACGAGGAATCGATGGTCATGTCCCGGTCCCCGATGACGTAGCCGTGATCGAAGTCGCCGAGGATGACGTCGCCCTCCGTCCCGAGAGCCGGACAATGCTCCGTCGTGATGATCGGACGCCCGAGGATTGTTCGAGTTGCGAAATCGACAACGGAAGTCACGTTGGCGGCCGCCGCGTTCAGCGTCAGGAGTTGCGCCCAGACGCTTTGATTGACCAGCCAGACGGCCGTATCCCAGGACGACGGGAGAAGCCGGTCGGCCATGTTCCCGAGGTCGATGGCGTTGACCGCTCCCGCGCCCGCCCGCGTGACCTTAATCGTTGCCGCCGAAGGCAGGACGCCGAGAGGCCGTCCCACCCCGTTGCCGTTGATGTAATCGTTGTCCTCCGCGAATGCGACCCCCTCGCCGTAGGCCGTGCGGATAAACTCCGCGAACGTCGGCGCGTCGGCCATCAATTCGTTCGAAACCGACGTCAGCGCGACGCTCTTGTGCGCCACGAGCCGCAGGGAAGCCAATTTCGCGTCGGCCGCCAAGGAAGATTTGTCCGCCGCCTCCGTCAGCCGCGTGACCGTGATCCCCCCGAAATAACCCGCCGACCTGTCTACGTCGTCGAGCCGAGGGATGTTCAGTGTGTCCGACGTCATGCGGAAAACCCGCGCCCGCTTGCGGACAATGCTCTGATCCAGCACCGCGTAGAGAATCTCATCGGCCCATACCTCGGGAACCAAGACGCCGCCGCCGGAGTCTATCCCTTCGGTCAGCGTCTTGATTCTCGGGTCGAGGAGTTTCTGCCGCTGGTGCCGGTCTACGAAAAAGAGGAACTCACCGAGCGAGCTGAACCGCCCCGTCTTTTCGTCGCTCATGTCTGCTTCCGCTTCTGATTCAGCAGTTTGTTCCTACGGTTCTCAGGTTCCGGTCGAGAGGACGACGAAGGGCGAGAGGGTGTTTGTGCCGCGGTGCGGGGTGAGGGGAGACTGAACCCAGGGCTGGCCGTCAACGCGGAGGACGAACCGGAAGTAGGTTGTGTCGGTCACGAACCCGACGTGCGTCGAAACGTCGATGGTCAGCGGTTGCCGGTCGCCGATGAGGTAGTAGCTGAAGTCGAACAGCCCGATGTCGCCGGTCGTCCCGAGCGCCTGCATCTTCTCGGTCAGGAAGAAGGGCCGCCCGAAGATCGTCCCGGGAAGCGGGTTGGCCGCACCCATCTGGCTGTTGATCCAGATTGCGTTCGCCCCGGTTCCCAGAGTCGTGTTGGAGGTGGTGAGGGTGATGAGTTCGGGGAAGACGTCGTGGCCGACGAGCCACACAGCCTTCCCGAACGAGCCGGGCAGGAGCCGGGCGATCATGCTGGCGAGGTCAAGGAAATAGACGCGCCCCGCAGCGGAACGAGTCACCGTAATCAGAGCGCCCGAGTTCATGATCCCGAGCGGCTGCCCGACGCCCGAGCCGTTGATGAACGCCTCGTCCTCCATGAAACCCCACGTCTGGCCGAACAGCTTCTTGATGAGGCCCTCGGCCGGGACGGCCGAATCCGCCAAAAGCTCGTTGGAAACCTGCGTATACCCCGCGAGCTTCTTGGCGATGAGCTTGGTCTGGCCGAATTTCGGCTCCGAGGAGGTCTTCGTCGCGGCTTCGTCGATCCAGTAGCCCAAGCATCCGCCGAAATAGTTGGACGCCCGGCTCGTTTCGTCCACCCGCGGGATGTTGACCGTGTCGGTCGCCATCGGGATAATCGTCGCGCCGTTGGGCCGGACGATTTCCATCTCCATCGCCAGCATTTTGACGTCGGTGAGGTAGACTTCCGGGACGAGGAACCCGCCCGCCGAGTCAACCCCCTCCGTCAGGGTCTTGCTGACCATGCCGTCGATGATCTTCCCGCCCTTGTTGACGTAGATCAGCCGCTCGTCGAATTTCCCGGAAAGGCGGAAATCGCGCACCGTGCCCAGGAATTCGCCGAACGTCTTGAAGCGGACCTGTTTGGCCGCGTCGTTGATTTCTTTGTTCTTGGCGGCTTGGTCGGCCAGGACGGCCTCCATCTGCGTCTTAATGCCGCCGGCGATAATCGGCCCGAGCTTCTCGGTCACCGATGCCGTCGCCTTGTCGATCAGTTCGTTTTCGTCCACGATAGCACTCCTTTTCACGCCGAAACACAGATGGGCGTCATCGGGTTTTCCGCTTTGCCTGCCGCCTCTGCCGGTTCGGTCTTGTCTCGGTTGGCGCGGTTGCGGCCCGCGCCTCCGCCGGACTCACGCTGGCTGGCGGCTCCAGCTCCGTCGCACTATGCCCGAGGCGTCCGTTCGCGCCTCAGCGAAGTTTGCCCCTGATACGGGCCAACTCATC